CCACGAGGGCATCGACATCCAGCTTGTTGACGGTGAGTGGCGCAACACGGGACCGCCCGCGTTAACCGGCGGCCCATCCCAGGAGAGTGCGGACAGCGACACCGACGCGACGCTGCCGGGCCCTGAAAATGCGGCCGACCAGAGCGACAAAGATGAGGGCGGGGACGAGACTGACGAGACTGAGGAGCCACCGACAGTCACCGATGACGGTGGCAATCCGACCGGTTCGGAGCTCCCCGACCGCTTCATCACAGCGCTGAAAAACAATGGCCTGACCTACCAAGACATGGCCGACCGGTTTGGGTGGAGCCGGGAGCGGGCGAAGACCGTCCTTGACCGGATGACTGCGGCCGGCTGGGCTATCGAGTTCCGGACACTGGATGCACAGGGCACACGGCAGTACTATATCTCGGAAACGCGGGACAAGCGCTTTGAGATCGGCGACAGCGATGGCGTCTATCGATTCGGGCTCATTAGCGACACCCACCTCGGCTCGAAGGCAACACATCTCAAGGACCTCCACGAGTTCTACGACATCCTTCACGACCGGGGCGTTGACACCGTCCTCCATGCGGGCGACATCACGGACGGCTGGGAGATTCACGCCAACCAGGTAAACGAGCTCAAGGCCGACGCCATCGGCTGGAAGCGGTTGCGCGAGCACACCGTCGCAAACTACCCAAAGCGCGACGGTATGGACACGTTGTTCATCTCGGGCAACCACGACCGGAAACTGTGGCGCCGGCAGGGAATCCGGCTGGGGAAGCAGCTGGACAACGAGCGCGAGGACCTCCATTGGCTCGGGGACTCGATGGCCCGGCTGGTGTTCGACGCCGACAACGACATTGACCTTGAGCTGATCCACCCGAGCGGCGGGCAGCCCTATACGCTCGGCTACCGAGCACAGACGCTGTATCGCGAGCAGCCGACTGAGATGCGACCGTCAATGGCGGCCATCGGGCACTTGCATGGACGGCTTCACGCTGCCTCGGAGGGCGTCCGAGCATGGTATGCAGCCTGTTGGAAGGATCTCACGACCTATGGCAAACGGAAGGGCCACGCGGCGGAGATTGGCGGCTTCGACGTCCGGGTGACTATCGAGGATGGGCAGATCAAGTCCATCGCCAATGAGTTCATCGAGTTCCCGGCCGACAACGAGTTGGGCCGTGGCTCGACACCCGCGATCAACGATGTCATCAATGACGGCCGCACCGTGGACATCAGTGCCGGAAGTGAGACAGAACTAATACTCGATAATTAGCCGACGGTACTATACCGATTCAAATCCCATGACACCGAACTGCAAGCACTGCGGCAACGACATTGACGAGACGCACATCACCGAAGAAATCGGCCGCGAAGGCGAGACAGTCACGCGGCACTACTGTTCCGCCCGCTGTCTCACCCGAGACAAGGGTTACCACGCCGACGACCGGCTGGTGGAAGACACCGAAGACGACGAAAACGTGACGACGTACGGCGATGTGGCCGAACGTGAGCTGGGGGCGCTATTCAACGGAACCGAGACGGAACCCAACGCCGGTGAAGCCTAATGGACCGGGACAACGACTTCCCCAGCATGGACGGCCCGTCCTTACTAAACGACGCTGACAGAGACGTGAAGGAACGCGCCGAGAAAGCCGGACGCCGTATCAAATACGGGTCAATCGGTGGCGTCGTGGCCGCCGTCGTCATGGCCGTCGTGTTCTGGGCCGTCGCCCCGCCGATTCCAGCGGGCGACTGGGCCGTGTACGTCAAGCTGTTCTTCGCGCTGATAGTGGCCGGAACCACGTTCGTTGTCGTGTGGTTCCTGACTATCGCCCGGACCGTGGGGGACATGTAACCATAGGACGGAACGACGACGGACCCGGTACGCATGACGTCGACGGCTGTCCCGAGTTAGCCCGATACGTCGAAACGGGCGACGGCCACAAGGTCAGCGACCCAGACAAGCGGTGTGACGAACACCAGCCCAGCGGTGGGTTGTAGCGAGACATGGCCCCGAAGTACGGCTAAATCCTGTCCAAACCTGCCAACTCCAACCGATGCCAACGACCGTTGATATCACGATCGCACCGAACGAGAAGTACCGCCGCGTCGTCGGCGCCTCCGACGCCGACACCGACCGCCCAGAGCCACATGACGCGTGGCCCGACGACCATCAGGCGGCGGCCGACGCGTACACCGAGACCATCGAGGACGCCCCGATCGCCGAGGAGCTCCGCGGGGACTTCCCGGGCATTCCCGAACTCACGTGGGCCGATATCTCGCCGCCCGACGACCCCGAGCTGCTCGCGACGGTCGCGACGTACTTCGACGGCATGGCCCCCGACGAGCCGACGGCCCGACTCCGGGCGAAGTGTCGGCTGCTGGCCGTCGACACCTACTCGAACGCCCAAATCGCCGCCCGGAGCGAACTCGGTTCGGCGTAGCGATGGCCCGCAAGACCGTCACCATTAGCGAGGCTGCCTACGAGCAGTTGGCCGCCGCGAAACGCGACGAGGAGTCCTTTACCGACATCGTCCTGCGACTCACGAGCGAAGAACCTCCCGACGGCGGCGAACACAGACCGAACACGCTCACTGAGGAGCATATCGAAGACATCGCCACCCTGACCGCCTCCCGAACCGCCGCGGAGCTTGAGCGGCGCCTCCCCTGAACACGGTGCCGAACACATGGCCGACTGCGAGGATTGCGGCGCGACGGTCGAGAACAAGAACGCCGCCGGCCACTACCGCGACCGATGCACTGACTGTCTTGCCAAGGCGGCCCGCACGAAGCGACACGTCACGACTTGCGAGCGCGAGGACTGCCCGGTCTGTTACTCGCACCCGGCGGGCGACGCCGACGCCGTCCGCTACGAGCACCTGGACGTCGGCCCCTGACCGACCACCGATGAACGATATCCCGCTCCAGCCGGCCGATCTCGGCCAGCAACCACCCGACCGCGATGACGCCGTCGAAGCCAGCGCGAGGCGAGCGTCAACCAAGAGGTCGACGCACCCGACCCCGCAAGCACGGGTTGACCAGGGTTGACATATGCACGCAAATTATCGCGAGATCAACCCACCATCGGACACAGCATCCGAGGACTACACCACAGCGGAGCGTCGCGCGGAGTTGTTCGACGCCATCGAGCGGGCCGGCCACTACCGCAACCTCCAGCAGTCATACAGAACACTAGGCAAGCAGTACGACGTCAGTCACGAAACCATCCGGAAGGACATTAACCGAGTGCTGGAGTGGAAACAGGCGCATCTCGCCCCCCACGCCGAGGTGGAGCTGGAGACGCTGAAAACGAAGGCTGTCCAAGAGTTGATCAACGCCGGAGAGTATGCCGCTGCCTATGACATCATGTCGGACCACTACGAGAACCTCCAGTCAATGGGCGAAAAGGACGAAACACCTGACAAACACGAGTTTGATATACAGGGCGAGTTCTGGAAGGACATGACAGCCTACTACGAGGACGGCGAGTGAATCACCTATGAGCACGACAACCGATGCGCCGGGTGAGCCTCCGTTTCCCAAACCGTCGCACTTCGCCGAACGGGCAGACTGTGGCGATGAGCGGTGGCTTGAAGACGCGATTACGGCATATCTCGGGCTGGCACTCGGGCCGAAACAGCGGGCTATCTGCCGGTCGGTCGTCACCAACGAGCGGACGGCCGTTGTCGGGGCGAATGGGACGGGCAAGACCTACGTCACGGCGGCGATTGCGCTCGTCTGGCAGAATGTCCGCTACCCGGCCATCACGTTTGGCACCTCCGGCACGGGCAAGAAGCTCTATCGGACACTCTGTCGCCCCATTGACAAACTCCAGTCGGCGGCACTCGGCGGTGTGGGCTTTCCGGGGACGTTCAAACAACAACCCCCCCGGATTGACTACGACGACCCCGAGCACTTCTTCGAGGCGGCCACGCCCCAAGATGCGGGCGAGCTTGAGGGCGCCCACGCAGCGTACACGCTGGCAATGATCGAAGAGGCCGACAAAGACGATGTGACGGCCGAGACGGTTGATGCGATGCGGTCACTCATCCCCGACTACGAATACGGTCGGATGCTCGCGGTCGGGAATCCGCCGGAAGACGAGGCGAACGTCTTCGCGCGGATGGTTCGGCCGGGGTCAGCGTGGCACGTGATCCGCGTTTCTTCATTCGATAGCCATAACGTCCTCGTTGAGACCGGTGAACGCGATGGCGAAGTCATCGACGGAATGGCGACGGTATCGGCGCTCCAAAGCGACTGGGGGAGCTATCACGACGAGCCGTGGCCGGGCGTCGCCCAGGCGCGGGCGTGGTCCGATCCCGACCACCCTGAGTACCGGACGGACCTCTCGGCGAGGTGGTATCGCCGCCGCGCAGGCGTGATGCCGCCGGCTGAGGCGGGTGTCTACCGGCCGCTGTCGCCGTCCCTCGTCGAGTCCGCATACGACCCCGAGACCGCCCCGAAGCGCGAGACGCCGACGCACCTCGGTATCGACGTCGCCCGTAGTGGTGACGATACGGTGGCGTTCGGGGTTCACGACGGTCACCTGAAGAACTGGTATGCCGAGCGGGGGGCAGACCACACGGCACAGGAACAGGCCCTCGCCGGGCTGATTCGCGACTGGCCGACCCCCGATATCGCCGTCGACGCCGTCGGCGAGGGGTCAGGTCTGGCGGACGGCCTCAATACTCGATTCGGGACGGTCACGCGATTTAAGAACGGGTCGAACGCCACCGACGCGACGACATACGACGACAAGTGGTCGGAGTCACTCGCACTGTTCGCCGAGTTCCTCGCCGACGGGGGGACGTTCGCCGACCCGGACCTGTATGAACAGGCGAAGGTCGCGGCGCGGACGGTCACGTGGGAAGAGAAACACCTCGCCTCTCGGGGCCGTGATGGTGCGGATGTTCTCTCGGCGACGCCGAAAGACGAAGTCCGTGACCGCCTCGGTCGGTCGCCGGACCACCTCGACGCGGCGCTGATGGCGGTGTGGGTTGACCGAACGGCGCGACAGACCGAACAGCCGAGCACCTGGTACACTCCCTAACCATGTCCTCCCAAAACGGCCAGTCGCCCGCGTCCGACGACGCAGCGGCCGATCCCCGGCACAACCTCGCGTCGCTCACCCCCCGCGTCGATGCGCTTGCGGCCACGT